TTCCAACTACTGCCCCATCTCCATTTGGTATAATAGGAGCAGTTTCATTAGTAAAGATATTTGTTGCTGAAGAGAAGTTTAATTTTCTTTGTCCTGAGATATATGGTAAATTGGTGGTTCCTTTTTTAGGCCATCCTAACCATGATGGATCAGTATTGTCATTTAACGCCTTCCATGTTATAGTTCCTGTTGTTATTTTTGGAGAATGAACTCCACGAATAATTAAAGCATTTAGTTTAACTGCTGTTGTACCAGTGCTTGTTAACCGGATTTGAAAGTCTGCAGTGTTTGTTGTTGCACCTAACCACTCCATATCCATTTTAACTGATACTGTTGGAGCAATGTTAGTTAATTCTTGTAATCTTTGTTCTTTAAGGCTCATTTTTTTATGGGTTTTTTAATTGGTTTCTTTTTTCTTACTGGTTTTATAATTTCTTTTTTATCAAATCTAATTAAAACAACTAAACCTAACAATAATAAAATTAAAAAATAAATGTATATGTTAAGTTCTAAAACAGCTCGTTGAAGTTTATTATTTGACTTTTCATAAGTTACATCTCTTAAACGCTCTATACTAGTAATAATTCTAGTTTTATAAGATAAATACTGGTCAGTAAAAAATGCAGTGTCATTCATAGAGGCAAATGCTGGGGCTTCTATAATTGTTGCTAGTTCATTGCTCAAGCTTAAACCTTCATTGTAATATATCATACCTTCAGGTATAATATCAAATTTCATCTGTTTTCTTCTTTCTAAATGAGAATTAAACTCATTTATGAATTTTTCTTTGCCGGTAGCAGTATATGCTATTGCTAAATAGGTTAAACTATCTGTAGATGTTCTTAAGTAATATGCTGTTCTTTTACCAAGATCTAACTCTACGTGAGCATCTTCAATGTCTTTTATTGCTGACATTGATAATAATGCAGCTATTGCAACTGGTATTGAAATAAGCCAAAGCTTATTTTTTATTTTTTCTAAAATCATACAACTTTCTTTTTGGTAACTGGTTTTTTTATGGGTTTTTTACGTGGTTTTTTAACTTCTGGTTGAGGGGCAACTTGGTTTAAGAATTTATTACTTAATATTTCTACTAATTTTAATCCTAAGAATCCAACAATGAAAGCCAACCCATTTTGTAATTTAGCTTCTTTTAAATTAAGTAATTCAATCATTACGGGGGTAAGATAATTTGCGGCTGCCATACCACCAAAAATAGATAATATAGTTGATCTAATACCAGTTTCAGTATTTTTAGATGCCATTAAAATAGCCCCAAACAACCCACTAATTAAAAAACTTATTGTTATGCCTATTTCTTTCATAAACTTAAATTACCATTTTTTTATAGTGCGAGTAATAGAAAAGCCTAATCTTAAATCAGGTTGTTTTGAATCAATCCAATAATTAGCTCCAGCCCATCCACCAAACGACCACTTACTTGTACTATAATTAATATTTAAAGAAGTCCAGGTATTTGATTGATATCTTGATATTGGTTGTCTTATAGTGGATACATTGATATAACCAACACTTCCACTTAAAGACCAAGGTTTTGGTTTTGGGGTACATATTTGAGTAAAAGATATGTAACTAAATAAAGTTAATATAATACATACTATTATTTTTTTCATATTATTCTTCTGTATTTTCTCCTTCTTTTTTACCCCAAATTTTATCTACGGAAGCTAATCCTAAACACCCAAACGCTAGCATTGCTACCGCTTGTACTAAAGTATCTGCTGGTTTAATATCTCCGTGGGTATAGCTATTAGCATATAGTGTGATACATAAAGTAGTACCACACAATATACCAATAAATCTTTTAGATGATGGAGATCCTTTTTCGTCTTTAAATAATCCTGTTATCCAATTAAGAATCTTTTTCATGGCTTTATTTTTTAATAGGAGTAACTACTTTTTTATTAATAATAGACCAGATAGCACCAGTTAAAGTTAAAGCACCACCAATGCACTCGGTTACAAGTGTTTCATCAACAAGACCTCTTGCTATAACGATACCACCAATAAATGTTAGAGTATGTCTTACAATACCCAATAATTGTTCTTTAGTTAATTTCATAATTTGATTTTTAAATTAATTTATTATACATATTAAACTTTATAAGAAAATTTAAATCCTTTAATATGAATTCGTTTACTTTTTCCTTTTAAACTAATATAACCATTTAAAAAATTCCATATGGTTTGTTTTCTAACACCCAGATAGTCGGCCGCATGTTGTTGTGTTGGAAATTCTTGGATTAAATTATCTTCTAAATCATACATTAAAATAGGGCAACGGGGAGAATTTCTTACTTTTTCTTTAAATTCTTCGGTGTGTTGCCATTTTTTTCTTTTAGCTCCAAAATCCGGTGGTTTTGGCTTTCCCTTTAAAGATTCAGATATTTTTTGTTTAGATTCTGTTGTATGTGCATTACATCCACTTCCCCCACCATTTTGATTTAAACCATTTTCAAATGTTTTATATAAATTAATCCAGTAACGTTCACGTTTACGAAGAACTGCTGTGTTCTTCCCATATGTATTTTCTTCTAAGGGGATTTCTTCAATTACTTCAAAAATATGATTTGTAGGTCCATATTGATTAAATGATTCCTTTAAAAGTGTGTTTGATTGAAATTGCATATGTCTATATGAATTCCATCGAGTTTCTATTTCCCTAGATAATCCAATATATGATTTACCTTTAGGATTAGTTATTTTGTAAATTCCTACCATAGTATTTTTATTATACATATGGTAAGAATTATTAAAAGTCCACTATCCTTCACAACTAACGCAAGTATCATTTCTAGAGATATTGTCTCCTCTTAAAATGCTTTCACTTCTGCAATAATATAATGTTTTAATACCTTCTCTCCATGCTAATTTATGCACCTCACTAATGTATTTTGGTGAATCAGATGGATCAAATGTTAAATTTAAGGAAATTGCTTGGTCAACATATTTTTGTCTAATTCCGTTTTGACGAACAATTTCGTAAGGGTTAATTTCTTTAAATGTTAAAAATACTTCTTTTTCCTCAGCAGATAATATATGATCAGGTAAACCTATTACAGAACCTTTGTCTTTAGCTATTTGTTCCCAAATACTATTAATGTTATATCCTTTTTTTTCAAGTAAACGCTCCAATGTTGGATTACGTTTAATAAATGTACCTTTAGCTGTTTTTAAATTAAATACATTTGCAGGGATTGGTTCAATTGAGGGAGAAACTCCACCTGAAATATTTGCATTTGATACTGTTGGTGCAATTGCTTGGTGATGTGTGTGTCTTAAACCTGTTCCTTTACACCATTCTGGTTCTCCATATTCTTTTGCTTGATCTCGAGATGCTTTTAATGTCTCTTCTTCAATAAATTGAGACATTATTCGAGTGTAAGAATTTGCTTGTAAACCTGCAAAAGGAATTCCTTTTTCTTGTAAAAATGTATGCCATCCAAGTACTCCAATACCAATTGCTCTACCTTTAACAGCAGAACGGTGAGTATTTTCCATAAATTTAAGACTTTTAGAACGATCTATAAATTCTTGCAATACACCTTCTAAGAACCAACAAGTTAATTCAGGTAAAGTCATTCCATTTTCAAATTTATAGTCTTTCCATTCATCCCATCTTGCTAAATTCAATGAAGATAAACAACAAATAAATGAATGTAATGGATCTGTGTATAGTGCAATTTCAGAACAAATATTTGTCATTGAAACATTCAAGTTAAAATTTTTATATGCTTGAGGGTTTGCATTGTTTATATTATCTTCAAACATCAAATAAGGTTCACCTGTTTCTAAACGAGTTTTTAAAATTTCACCCCATAATCTTAAAGCACGTGGTTCTTTTTCTTCTAACTTGTTCATAAAATCATCATCTATAACAACGCATTGATGCATGTTTAGGCATTGTCTGTTGACATCTCCTTTAGGGCGGCGAACCATTAAAAATTCCTCTATATCGGGATGATTCACGTGTAAATTAACTGATGCTGCACCACGTCTAACGGATCCTTGATTGGTAGCTAAAATTGTTGAATCATATATTTTGATCCAAGGAACTACACCCTCAGATACACCATTTCCGGAAATTTCTTTACCTCTACCTCTAATTCTAGACACACCAATTCCAACTCCACCACCTTGAGATGATAAACGCATTAATTCAGAATTTGCCAATGCAATTCCCTCAATTGAATCGTCTGTATCAATTCCAAAGCAAGAAATTGGCATACCACGTTCTGTACCTAAATTAGATAAAACAGGAGATGCTAAACATAACCAATTTTTTTCCATTGCTTCTGCAAAAAATGGTTGAAGATCTTTACGTTTTAGTCTACGAGATGCTGCCTTTGATACTCGATTAAATGCTTTAAATACATTTTCCTCCGGTAGTAAATATCCTTGTGAAACTATGGATTTGCCAATTTCATCTAACCATTCAGGGTAATCTTTACCCTTCACCCATTTACTGGTGTCTACGTTTAATTTGCTCATGTGTTGTTTTTATAAATCGCTCCAGTCAGCGGTTGATTTTGAATAATCTGTTACTCTTCCTGCGAAAAAATCTTGGTGTGTTTTACCACTTGTTAAATGTCCGAACCATTCCATTTGTTTTAATAAATTTGGATCGATATCGTTGTATAAAGGATTATAACCTAATTCAATTAATTTTTGGTTGGCACGTTCCTTAATGAAGTTTTTTAATTGGTCTTTATTTAAACCTTCAACTTCACCCATTTCAAATGCTTTGTCAATAAAATCAAATTCTAATTGTACTGATATATCACAAGCTATTGAAATTTGGTCTTCAAATTCTTTTGTAGCTAAATGTGGATTTTCCTCCATTAATGTTCTAAATAACCAGCATCCTGCTTTTGAATGTAAGGATTCATCTCTAACACTATATTCTACAATTTGGCCTGTTCCTTTCATCATGTTTCGTAGTTGAAAAGACATTAAAATAGCAAACGAAGAAAATAAATTTACACCTTCAGTAAATGCAGAAAATATAGCTAATGAAAGAGCTTTTTCACTTAATGTTTCTCCAGGAGTTTCAATTAAACGATCAATTTTTGCTTTAGCTTCTTCATCTTCCATAAAAGCTGCAAAATTATCTAAACCTAGTTCTTCATTTAAGCGTGCATATGCTTCAGCATGTATTGATTCAAAATCAGCAAACACACGAGCCATAGCTTGTATTTCTGGTTTTGGAAACCACATTGATACTTTTGTGGACCAATAATCGTTAACATGTACTTCGGTTTGAGTAAATGATTTTAAAATATTTCCAATTAAGTTTTTTTCTGATTCGCTTAATTTAAGTTTCCAGTCATTCAAATCTGAGGATAAAGGTACCTCATCTGCTAGCCAATGTACTCGATGTTGATCTTTAAAGAAATCAAACGCAATTTGATATTCAAATGGTTTGTAAAAGTGTCTTGGTTCTGTTATCATGTGTTTAATTCAAAAAATTTATTACTTAACATTTGTCTATCTAAATCATCAAAATTACCATTTAATGACTTTCTTGGTGCAACTGTATCTGCTTCTTCATCGTAATGATCTCCAATAATAATGTGACCATTTGATGTGTTAACATCTACTTGGAAAGTTAATCCATCCATCCCATATCTATTTTTCATGATATGGAATCTTCCGGTCCCATTAACTTTATCTTCTTTTTTTCTTGATAATGAAATTGATAAATCGGTAATCATCATTTTATCGTAACTACCTGCGGCTTTATCACCTTCAATAACATCATCTTTAGCTCCCGCGCGATTTACTTGGGAAACTGACCAAATTGGTAAATTAAGCTCTCTAGCTAATCCTTTGGTACTAGTATAAATATCATCTATTTCTCCCTTACGATCAACATTTCTTTTTCTTGTTGAAAGAAGATCAATATAATCTATAAGGATAAGATCAGGTTCAATCCCTAAATCTTTTACTTTTTGTATGTGGGATTCTATAGTGTTTATTGTAGTTTTTCCCATAGGATACTCCTTAATTATCAATTCACCTTTTAGATCAGACATCATACTATTTACT